AAGGAGCTCTACGAGAGGTACGAGCGCGAAGGCCGCGCACGCAAGACCATCAAGGCCCAAGAGCTGTGGATCGAGATCATCAAGAGCCAGGTGGAGACGGGCACGCCCTATCTGCTATACAAGGACGCTTGCCAGAAGTGCAACCAAACCAATCTTGGTGTGATAAAGTCCAGTAATTTGTGTTCAGAGATTACCTTGTACTCAGACGAGAATGAGTATGCTGTTTGCAACCTCGCGTCCGTGGTTTTGCCATCATACGTGAACACCAAGGCCCCCGACGCACCCACCTACGATTTCGCCAAGCTGCACGACGTCGTCAAGTTTGTCACCCGGTCCATGGAGCGTGTCATCGACCGCAACTACTACCCGGTCCCGCAGACGGCACGCTCCAACTTCCGCCATCGCCCGATCGGCATGGGGGTTCAGGGCCTTGCTGACGTCTTCATTCTAATGCGCATGCCCTACGACAGCCCCGAGGCGCTTGAGCTCAACCGCCAAATCTCTGAGACCATGTACCACGCGGCCCTTGAGGCGTCAATGGAGATGTCGAAGGAGCGCGGCGAGCACATTGCACGCATGGACTACATCAAGCTGCAGTCGGGCGTCATTGCCGACGAGCTGGCCCCGGAGCTTGGCCGCCTGTCCAAGACGTGCGTGGTGCGCACAGAAGAGATCGAGGCCGATCTGCCTGCCAAATGGGCGGGTGCCTACAGCACATTCGCAACGTCACCAACGGCAAAGGGTACTCTACAGTTCGATATGCATGGTATAACCCCCACTTCTCGTTACGACTGGCACACCCTGAAGGCCGCCATTCAAGAGCACGGTCTACGTCACTCGCTGCTTATCGCCCTCATGCCCACGGCCTCAACCTCCCAGATCATGGGCTCAACCGAGAGCTTTGAGGCAATTACGTCCAACATCTTCAGCCGCCGCACCCTGGCGGGCGAGTTTGTCGTGGTCAACAAGTACCTCGTGAGCGACCTGATCAAGCTCGGCCTCTGGAACAAGACCATGAAGGAGCGCATCATCGCCGGCGACGGCAGCGTCCAGCAGATCCACGAGATCCCCGAGGCCACACGTGCACTTTACAAGACGGTGTGGGAGATCAAGCAGCGCGTGGTGATCGACATGGCGGCGGCCCGCGTGCCCTACGTGTGCCAGACTCAGTCCATGAACCTGTACGTCGAGGACACGGACCTGGCAAAAATGACCAACATGCACTTCTATGGCTGGAAGAAGGGACTCAAGACGGGCGTCTATTACACGCGCACCCGCCCGAAGGCCAAGACCATGGCATTCAGCATCGACCCGCGTCTGGCGGCGTCCAAGGGTGTCTCAGCCGCGGCCGTTGCCGAGACAAAGCCGACCGATGAGGAGGTCGCCGCCTGCAGCCGGGAGAACCCTGAGGGCTGCTTGATGTGCAGTGCCTAAGCTGCTTTCACGATAAAACCACGATGATGTCTTTATTTTTGCCACGTTGTTGGGCTATTAATCCAATATTGCTCACTCGTAAAATGTCACGTCAACAGATAGATGGCATAGATAGATTCGATGGCACAGTTACGCGCATACGAGGACAACCTCAAGGCGTTGCCTGACATTGTTGCAGGCACCGAAGGCACATCTAAGGCCTTCAAGGCGAAAGCAAAGGCCGTCATAGCCAATGATCTGCCCAAGTGGCACCTGTATGCCATCAAGGCCGACGTGGACGAAGAAGCGGCCGAAGACGCCGAAGAAGACGAAGAAGCAGCCGTGTACGCCGGCATCACCCTCGCCAAGCGCCCAGACGACGTGGCCTACATGTACAAGAAGGTTCAGACAGCGACGGGCTTGAAGAAGGCCAACATCAATGAGATCCTCTTGAAGCTCTTCGACCACGTACGTATCTTCACCAACAGCGACCTTGTCAAGCAACTCAAGGCCGGTGCTAAATGGCTCAACCGGCGACTTACAGACGCCAAGTGGATGGCACTGACCGAGCGCCTTTCCAAAAACAAGGGGCAAACCCATAAGAGTGCCGAGTGGGCTCTGAGCCTCGCATGGGACGCACTCGAGCGACCACCGTGGTGTGCCGCCGACTTCACCGATCGCTCGACACTCACAGATATGGTTAAGCAAGGCACACACACGTTTGTAGCTTTTGACGACGCTGCGTACTCAGGGACGCAAAAGGCAACACAAGTCAACAACGTGTTTCGTGTTCTTCGAGAGGCACATTCACCTACTCAACAACCCATCACACTTTATATGATTATTCCATTTATGACACAAGTTGCCATCGATCGCTTTGGCCGCATTGGCGAGCACGACCTTGTTAAGAAAGTTGTCAAGAAGGGCTCGATAGAGCTCATGTACAACGATGGTCATCGCATCATCATATGGCTTGGTGGCTTTCTGATGCCAAACGTGGTCGATGTGTTGAAAGGCTTGCCGGATATTACGGAGGATGTCGCATCCGATATAAGTTCATACTTCTTGGACAACGCGGGTTCGCTTTGTGTCTTTGAACACAAGGTCCCCGACTACATGTCCTTGCCGTGGCTCATTGGGGAAACATTTCAAAAACAGATGTGGGACCATTATCAGCATACACCACCTTATAAGCCACACATTGCGCCTGTAGTTCCACGAGCTAGTCCAAATAATCATCGTGCATTTAAATGTACTATCCCAAGCACCCCAAGCTCAAGTGCATCTTCAAGCAAAAGCGCTAGCACGATTGCCCGTCTTGATAGCATTGGAAGTGTGGGAGGTGGCCGGCACAAGCACAATGGGCATTTTTACAAGATTCGCATAGGCAGTCGTGGAGGGCGCTATGTTGTTGTAAAGAAGAAAAGGATCTATGTGTAATCATTCGTTCACAATTCTCAAGGTATCACTTTCCGGCAACACATTGAAACACAAATCTTTTATATTTCTAAAATGAATTACAAATCCCGAATTTCCCCCCCCCCTCCTCGTGGCTCACGAGCTGCGGATATTTTATAGTAAGGTTGCTCACTACATTTATGATTTATTTTCGCAGCCTTGCAATAAGATGCTCACTAACAATTATTCCGGCTCCCTTAAAATGCTGAAGTGTTCATGTTGTAGCTACACTACAGAAAAGCGTTTTAACCTATATAGGCACACCAATGCGGTACATAAACCACAAAAAGACATGGAAGCCGAAAATGTTGCCTTTCTTGCACCAAATGTTGATGGTGCTGCACCAAATGTTGATGGTGTTGCACCAAATGTTGATGGTGCTGCACCAAATGTTGATGGTGTTGCACCAAATGTTGATGGTGTTGCACCAAATGTTGATGGTGTTGCACCAAATGTTGAACTTGCAAACATTCTACACAAGTGCCCTGGTTGTTATAAGGTATTTTCACGATTGTCATCGTTGAAGAAACACAATATTCACTGCAAAAACATTTCACATCCCCTAGAATGTCAAACATGTCACCGTTTATTTTCATCTACAAGCTCATTATCACATCATCGACGCACAGCTACATGTATGGCATTACAAAATACAAGTCATAACTCTAACAACACTTTTCAAACTACAAACATAAATAGCCACAATACAAATATCTCGCACAACACAAATAATGGCGTCATCGTAAACGTCAACGGCCTCGGAAAAGAAAACATTGATTACATCACACAAAGCCGGGGCTTTAAAAAGTTTATGACCAGATGCATCAAAACAAAACTCGATGGTATCATAGAGTACCTTGAATCAAAACACTTTCATCCGGAACATCCCGAAAATCACAACCTCAAGAAGCTTACCAAAAAGGACGACTTCATGCAATGCTTCGATGGGAAAAAGTGGAAGCTGCGTTATTGCAGCGACATCATGAGTGATGTCTTTGACAACATGCAGTTGGCATTTATAGAGTTCGTGGACGCCACTATGAAAGATGGTAAATTGAGAAAAGTGTGGGTAGACAACTTTATGCTTACAGTTGGCACACCGCTAGAATGGGATGCAGATTGTGAAGATTATGAGTTGGGACAAGAAATGACAGATGATCAAAAGAAACGCCTCAAAGATCGGGTATATGCTCTTGCAATTGAGCACATTTACCAAAACTCTAAAAAGAATGAAATTGCCAATGAGAAGTCTGCATAAAGTCTATTTATGTTCTCTTACGCGCCGCACCATTGCGTGCTCGCTTTACTTTGCCACCGCCATGCATAACAACACGGCGGGCAGCAGTCTTCGGATCGTCCGTCATTGCCCACATATTCATTTTGGTGGCCCATGCCACGGTCGCCGGGTCTTTGCTAAACATGGTGTGAATGTTGGCTAGTGCCTCCTCCGCATCCATGCTCTCTGTGGCCACGTGCCCATTGGACATGTACTTGAACTTGAGTTGCAACTTGGTGATGCCTGCAGCGTACGAGTTCACCTCGAAGGCAAGCTTCTTCACTAGGTCCATACGAGCATCGTCCGGATCGAACCCCACCTGCTCGAGGACTTCGATGTCATCCTTGATGAAGTTGTCGAACCACGAATGAAAGTTGACCTCGAGCTCCGCACCCGGATGCAGCATCTCGTTGAAGAGGTAGTATGCCACACGGTTCTGCTCAGGTGTGTTGCCCTCAACGCCGGGCTTCATGAAACGCATGTAATCCCGGTTCTGCTTGAAGAGGGGCATGGTCTCGCGGCTCATGCGCCGCATCTTAAGAAGGAGCTTTAGGCCGAAGGTGTCTGCGCCGACCCATGGCGCTGCAAGATCCCTGCGCAATGAATCGCTGGCTTTAAGGGAAGCAAGGAGGGGCTCACGTGCAGCCGGGGTGGTGAACTGAACAAGAACCTTTAGGTATAGACGCAGCGGGCTCGTGTAATACTTGATGGCAAGAAGTATGTTCATGGCTGTTTGGGACACACGACGATCAACATAGACCATGACCTTTTCTTGCTTCTTGACGTCGACATCCTTTACCTTCTTTGGCTCCGAGCCTGATGCTGAAGTTGATGCTGAGGCTGACGCAGAGATAGATGGCGGGGAACTATGTGATAGGCGCACCTTGCGCTCCACCCCAGCAAGGTCCGACAAATGGTCCGGCGTTGAGGCCGGAGGGGATAGAGACGAAGAGGAGGCAGAGGACATGCCCGCCTCCACCATTTCGGCCGCTTCTACAGCCGATTGGTACTTGTTAAGTGCACTGAGCGAGGCCATGACAAACTTTGGGTTATCTCTTGCTTATGCTGCATATATATTCCTATTCAATAGAGTAAGCCTTAAGTCGGCTCGAAAGAGAAATTAAGAATGGACCCCCATCCGCACATTCCTGTCGTCTTTGTGATTGATTGGGATGGCACGATTGCAGGCCGGGTTGACTTTCAAAGTCATAGGTTCTCAATGCAACAAGTCCTTAAAAAGTACGGGTACAAGCCCGCTGGTGTAGGTCAACCTCCTGCCGCCTTTTACCCTGAACAAGGCTTGATCCGCCCTGGCCTTGTAGAATGGATGGCCTCGATGCTGCAGCTTTACCAAAATAATTGTTACTTCTTCATCTATACAGCGAGCGAGCGCAAGTGGGCGACCCAAGAGGTCGGTTGGTTGGAGCGCACGCATGGCATTAAGTTTGCCCGGCCGCTTTTTTGCCGGGACGATTGCATTGTTGATGGAGGGGGGAATTACAGAAAGTCGTTGTCTAAGATTTTTCCACGCATTGCCCGGGTAGTTGCCAAACGGACGCCGCTCACCAATCGGGAAAAGCAGTATATGCTGGACCGTCGCACCCTAACGATTGATAACAATGCTGTGTATGGAGACCATACTGATCAACTTTTGTTGTGTCCCGACTACGGGTTCATGTCATTTGAAAATCTGTTGGATGGCTTCCCCAAGGCGGCATTGGCCCATCCGGTTGTGCAACAACATATATTGAGCTTGGTGAATGAAGGCTTGATCTGCCCGCCGCATGGTGGGAGTGGGGGCGGTGCAGGCATTGGCGCATCTATGCATCAAATGTTTTCTCAATACCGTTGGCTTGCCACCAAGTGCAAGTCGGTAGTCGATGCTAATGCTGCCTACGAGGGCGACACCTTTTGGAAGGTCCTCAGAAAGCTTATATTAAAAAACAACATTAGAGAGTTTACACCTTGCATAGTGCGCCAATTAACAAAGCTTGTATGGAAGCGCTCTGAGACACATCACCATCCATCATAATACGAGCGCAAATACACCACTTAAAACATCAAGTAGTACAAGTGATACTTTGGAATCAAAGGAAAGTCGCCATGGATAATCTTATAGTGTCATTTGACATCGGTATGAAAAACCTCGCTGTAGCTGTTGTAAGCTTGAGCGCAAATTGCCCCACAACGGGTATTGTGCATGCATGGCGCTTGCTTCCTTTGATGCCGGAGGAGCGAAAGACTAAACCGCCCCAAGAACAACTCATGTTGACGTTGTTTAATCATCTCGACGAGCTCGTTGAGGAACTCGAAGAAAGCGCTCCTACTGCAGAGTTGGAAGTCATCATTGAGAACCAGCCCTCTCGCATAAACGGAACCATGAAAACTGTACAAACTTGGATTCAAACGTACTTCATGTTGCGCAAGCATTGGGCGGTAAGCATGCAAGCTGTAGCGAGTGTGCACTTGGTGAGCGCCAAGCAAAAGCTGGTGGGTCATGATCACGAGCCGACCGGCGCAAAGGGTGAGACGGGGTCTTACAAATGGAACAAAACGGCAGCCGTAGCATATACACATGCTTACATTGGATCCGAATCAGAGTGGGCGCATATGTTCATTGCGAGCAAGAAAAAAGACGACCTAGCGGATGCGCTTCTTCATGCACTTGCATGGATGAGAAGGCACGGAAAACTTGTACAAAAATGTAGTTTAAATGTGTGAAAGGCTTCTTTAATCGTCTTCAGGCCAATCATCATCGGGCTCGCTCTCCTCATCGCCAACTTCTTCCTCCTCCTCCTCTTCGTCAACACCAGCATCCTCATTTTTACCGCCCTCTGGACGCAATGCCGCCAAGAGCTTCTTAGCATCCGCAGACAGCACTGTCTTCGGAGCCGCAGTTTTCACCCCATCTTCTTCGTCCTCGCTCTCGGAATCGCCCGCAATGGTCGACACATCCTCGGCATCTCCTTCCTCACCCTCTGCACCACCATCGATGGAGCCTCCGTCATCCAAGATCTCGGTGTAATACAAGGGGTTCTTGCGTTCCTTGACGACCCTGCCGATGATCGAGATCTTGGAGTCCTTCAGTTGATAGCGCTTCCCAAGCACCTCGACCAGAATGTCATCACCCACCTTTAGACGATCGAGGTCAACCTCGCTGCTAATGCCCGCACTCCGACGTGGAATCAGAATATCTAAGATGCCATCGCTGTCCGCAACCACACCCAGGTTGTTCGATGCCTTGACCTTGGCGTCCACCACCATGCCTGTCGTCGGGTTGCAAACATCACCCATGACGCACACCTCGAACCGCGTGTGCCCGTTGAAGTGCGGTTTCATGAAGGAACCTGCAGACCGAGACGCGAGGGCCAAGGTCCCGGGCTTGACGTAGCCGAAGCGTGAACAAACGCCCTCAAACTTTGCCTTCAACTTGGAAGCAATAACTTCAACGAACGATTCTGTGAGCTCAGATGGTGCCAATTGCACGTGCGTCTTGAACCGGATCGGGAAGTACATGCTGGTTGCCGCCATTGTGTACTCAAAATGTGCGGCTTCGGCCAGCCTCTTCTTACAATATGAAGCGAGTCTTTAAATCATTTTTTGGGGTCAACTTTCCAAAAGGGTGGGTACATCATCTGCAACCGCCCTGCCTTCCGATCCAGCGCTTGCCCAATGGCTCCACACATCTGCTTTCGTTTGTCGAGCTTTTCACGTGTCGCGGCATCGAGAGTGTCATATAAGCCTGGAGCCACCGCATTCAACAAAACTTTCAGGTCGGGAATGCTACGTGTTTCGCAAAGAGCCCCTCGTTGATCGCCTTTCAACGTCTTTGGCATGAGCAAGTGAAAGTCAAGGTGTGCATCGGTCTCCGTGCGCCGTTGGTCACGCTTGAGTGCAAAGTAGCCGACGACCGAGGAAAGTTCTTTGACTTCCATTGGAATGTCTATGAACACACGTGTGGCACGCAGCGCATCTGTTTGTGCCTGCGTTGCACGCTCAAATGTGTCTCTCTTCGCATAATACACGTATATGTCTAGCTCTTTTCGAGGGGTGAAGACGTCAATATAGCCATTGAAGTTGCCTTTCACTATAATGCCCTCCTCGATAAACATGCGGGACACTCGTTCCAACGCAGCAGGCATTACCTTCATCTTCACAATACCTTCAACAAGCCCAATGAATGTCCGACGCGTCATGATGCTGAACAACAAAAACTTGGCGGCAATGACATCATCGGGCAGTATTTCGAGTTGACGCAATAAAACGTCCATTGACGGGGGCGCGACCGCATTTATGACCTGTTGGCTAGTCGATGCAACATCAATGCTCTCAAGTGGACGTGTGATGAGCAACCGTTCGCCGGGTTGCCTATTGCCCTTTTTCATGACAACCATCGTGTCTCCATGAAGGGCAATAATGTGACCCGCCATAAAATCGGGTGTGTCAATGGCTTTTGCAATGGCGAGGCGAGCAATGTGCAGTGGAAGCCTGAGTGCCTTCTCAATGCTTGACACACGCATGCGTAAAACCGGAGAGGTCAGCTTTTGAGCGATCAGTGCCGTCAAACGTGCCAATGCTGTCGGCATGACGATCTCATCACCAAACGTTGATGCCACGACAGCCGTTTCCTCGGATATATGCGTTTTGCACTTTGGTCTTTGGGTCGCATCATCCCCAAAGGTCCATTCAAGCCTGGTGCCTTGTGATGTCCGCAAGGTCGCCTTGAACCCAAACAATAACTTTGGGATGTAGTTGGCATTGAAACTTAATGCACAATCCATAGCACGGTTCCGTAAAACTTGTTCCACGATCTGAACTTGTCCCTCCTTGCGACTCGATATTTCATAGGCGTGCTCGTCGGGTGTTTGCCGTCCGGCGGCCTCAAGTGCCTCGACCGCACAATGCAAGTAAACAGTCACATTCCTATCCTCAAGCTCAAGACCTTGATGGCTGCATGTACGCAAGGCACGACCAATCACCTGCTCGATCTGATGTAAATGATACCACGGCTCTACAATGTGAACCTCACGCACGTTCTTTAATGTGAGGCCCTCGCTTGCAATTTGCGTCAAGAGCACAACCTTGATGGTTCCGCCCCCGCGGTTCTCCGGTGCATTGACTGTGGTGAGCAACTCGGCGATCGAACGGCGGCCCATGACCTCCGATGTTCCAGACAAGATGGCGTAGGATAGGCCCTTCGCCACCCCTTTTGGGCGTGCGATTGTGGCACCTCCTCCCGTCCCTAGGAGGTTGTTTTCGCCATAGCGGCTGAACCCAATGTGCTCGAGAGCGATGGCAAGAGGTACCACTCCGCTCCACACATATTCACTGTACACCATAACGATGCCTTCCGCGTGCTGTATGAAGTCTACAATGCGCTGCAACTTGGCGGCGCATGCTTCAAGACCATGGCTAGGACGCAATGCATTTGCGTGCACCGCATACTCGACATGCAAGCTTTTAAGATCGGGTCGCTCGATGCTCTTGAAGAGTTGAAAGAAACCCTTGCGGCCTATCGTGCCTGTTGGGTATGTAATGTTGGTGCCTTGCATGAGCTGGGTTTGAGCGGCGGTCTCGCTTGGAACGTCGACGCCTAATGCCACCTTGGCATATTTCGGCATGTGCTCAATCCACCATTTCTTTTGAATATTTCCAAGGACCGATGGCACCACACCGTCGCGAATGTGGCTCACCCAATCCCGTTGCTCGACCGTGAGCATGGTTTGTCCATTGACACTAGGTGAAAGGCGGGGCGCGAAGGTAATGGGGTTGGCGCCCTTGAGGAACGATACATATTCGGCCGTCAACTGCTCTAATTGTGCAAAGACCTCCAAATTACGACCCTTGGCGGACCTGAACAACTTGACTCCATCCGCAAATGGCGTCGACCTGCCATCATTTGCCAACATTAGGTTCATGAGGCCGAGTATTTCTGCGGGCTCATTGAACATAGGTGTCGCCGAAAGCAAGAGAAGACGATTGCCTGTTCCGCGACGCAATGCCGCCGCAAATGCCGAAATGTCGTTGCGTACATTGTGGGCCTCGTCGACGATGATTACCTTGTCTTTAATGGTAGCACCTGTGGCAAGCATGCTCTGAAGCCCATCATAACTGAAGAAGCGATAGCGCGACTCGATGAGTATCTTCATGCGGCGGTTTAGAATGGCAGGCTCGAGTGCATCTGCATTCGGAAAGAAGCGTGTGTAAAGGTCTCCCGTGCATGCACCGCTTCCCGAGTTGGCATGCTTGGCAGCTGCATAGATTTCGCCCGTAAACGACCGTTGCAAGGCTGGGGATGCCACGACCCATATAAAGGGCTCGGTCGATCCCCTCACCCTATGTGTCTTTAGAAAGGCCTCGGCGAAGGTGATGGCCGAACAGGTCTTGCCTGTCCCAAGACCATGGTACAATAGCAAAGACCGGTAAGGAGTGCGGGATGCAAGGTATTGAGCAGCAATGTATTGGTAAAGGTACTTCTCAAAGGCCCCACATTGTGTTTTGGACACACGTTTAAAGTCGGCATCTGTGTCCATAGGTTGTGTGGGAGGAGACTTCAGAATCCGAAACTCCGGTCTCGATACCACATTGATTGCAAAGTCGGAATCGCCTTGGATGGGAAACATCGCCTGAATCGATGCCTTTCTTACAAGAACCTCTTAAAATAGACCGGGTTATAAGCAAAAAATAAGTGCGAATAAAAACGAAGTTGATGGTGAAAAACTGTTTTATACACCGTTGTGCATTTGATGGTTGCCGCTCACTTTTGAGTTCGTTGAGAATTGGTTGTCAGAGCATTCGATCTCGATCGTGAACGAGTGATCGATTGAGTTGAAGTCAACCGAACTGCCGTCATGGTACTTCCATGTGATTGTGAGGCGATCGAGAGTTGCGATGGGTGCCTTGAGCGTTGACGGGTTCGATATGCACGCCTTTTGGTCTAGGAAACCCACCGAGAATGGCGTCTCGGACTTGGAGAGGGGCATCTTGGCAAATGCCCGGTTGCCGCTCTCGCCCGTCGTGTCGACCTGGTTGATCTCGTTAACATCCATGACAAGGTACCGGTGAGGTACAGTGTTGACAATGCGTGGAGCCCGGACCGTTTGTGCACCACCCACAAGGGCACTCACTACGTTTGTCTTGTTGAAGCCTAGGAAGAATGCAAGGCCCCATTGGCTCGAAGCGCTCGAAGCCCCGGTCGCTGCATTTACCGTGAAGCTAGAAGCACCATTGCTAAACGTTAGCTTGTTGGTCACGGCATTAAGGGTGACCGTCATGCCCGTGAAGCCGGCCGCCTTGGCCGCGGTCTCGATGGCTGCAGCGAGCGTGGATGGCGTATAGTTGCCATCGGCAATGGTAACGGCCGTGCTACCAATTGTGATAGTCGTGTTGCCGAGGGCTGCCGTGAAGACATAAAAACTGGCAGGGATCTCGGCGCTTAGCAACCGCACTCCTATCACGTTCTTATAGGTGTTTGGCATACGGAGTTGGTAAGCGTCTGGTGTGGGATATGCATCAAAGTTTCGGTCAGCCGAGTCACATAGCACGACGTGGCGGTAAGATTGCATGGTAGCAGCGCTCCACTCTACTCTATCAATGCATGTCCAAAAAAATCAGTAAAAAGGTGTGTGCCTAAGCAAAACAAAAAGAATGTGGTAATTTGCTCAAATGAGCTTGACTTGACGTTTATAGATGTCGGCACACACTTGCGTGTCATAACGTGCATCATGGGCGTGACCCGGTGCCTCGCATTCAAAGAGTTCGCGATACAGATCAAAGAGCTTTGGCCATTTACGTGTGCGGCCACGTGCATCTTTGGTGCCCTCGACGGCCGTTTTCATGGTGCAATACTTGCGACGTGCATCGATCTTTGCTGCAAGAGAGTCGCGGCCTGAGCGAATGGCCTCACTGCGAAGGACGGCTTCGTCAAACTCGACGTTGTGAGCTACAAGCACGGCGCTCGGGTACGTGTCGAGCACAAACTCGAAGTAGTTCAGGACATCATTCAATGCAGAACCATTAACAAGTGCATGTTCGTGCATGATGCCATGGATCGCGGATGACTCGGGTGGAATCATGTAACCCTCAGGCTTTACTATGGCGTTAAAGGGCGGCAGTGGTAGCTTTCCATCCATCTCTTCGTTTTCAATCACTTGCCATGCAAGTTGAACCAGACGACATCCATTCCATTCGTCGATGCGTTTAGGGTTTACTTTTCTGGTCCACGGCGGGAGACCCGTCGTCTCTGTGTCAAACACGATGGCTGGTAATGCATCATTAGAGCGGGATGCCCGAGGATTTGGGAGGCATTCCATTGCAAGGCACGATGTAGTTAGAGAATCCGTAGACGAATCGTTCGCCGGGTATCCAAGGTGCTGCATCGGGACGCAGGAAACCACTTGACGTGCCCTCCTTTTTTACACATGCAGTGGCTACCCCTAAATCCCCACCAGCGGTTATGCTCCCTGCCTCAGTAATAACGCTATGGGCCGATCGAAACAGAGCCTTTCGCTCTCGGTTGTGATTGCGGATGCGTTGCATGATACCATCAGCAGTAAACCATGCAACTTGGCGGACCTCACGCGCCTGGTTGATGTTGTTGGGATCGACGATCATGGACTTTTCGTTGCCGGCACCCACGAGCTGGGCCACATAGTAGACATGGCGATAGAGGACTTGGTTGGTGCCATAGAAGATCTCTTCGAAGGGCTGAATGTCTTTTCGCAACCGCACATCGTCTTTGCGGTAGCACGTCTCCTCGCAAAACTCGCGAATGCCGCAGTCCACGTCATCCTCGCGTAGCCGACGTCGGCCTTTTGGAAAGCCCCACTCCGGCTCGGTGTAGTTGGTCGTCGAGGCCCGGATCATCTTTTCGAGGGATACGAAAGTCGGCGGGGCCACAGCGCCACCTTGGCCGCGTACGGTAAACCCCTTGAACAGGGTGTCGAACTTGGAGCGTGCCTCGTAGTACTCTTGTGTTTGCCTCGGAATAAAGGCTTGATACCACACATGGTTCCATAGGTCATTGAAACTTGAGTTCATGAGGAGAGCCCGCTCGCCCTTTGTCATGTGCGAAAGGAGTTGGGACACGTAGGTCACGTCATTGACGTCATACTTTCCCCGGATGAACTCCATGAAGGAAAGGCTGTCCTTTCGTTGAATCATCAAGTACTCCGTACTTCCCGTATCACGGTTCACTCGGTAACAAATGATGCCGAAGCTCATAATGGGGTGTGGGCAGTCCTTGTAGAGGTGACCAATCAATCCGCAATTGCGGCATGTGTGCATTTTTGGTGGAAACCCAGGTGGATGCCCCCGTTCTGACTCCATAGTTAGTCTTGCAAGACGACGAGGAATCGTTGCGTCGATTTTCTTCTCATGTGTATCGTGGGTTAACCTTTAAGCCGAGAGCTCGATGTACCATAAATCAATCCGTGTTGAATATGTCACTTTTGAATGACAAGTCGCATGATGCAATAAGGCGTCTTGCAACATAATGCTTTGAAATAGATGCTAGATAATCGTTCATGTGCCAATCAGTCGCCCGGTGAACTCCTTTTGTCATTGTGTATTGAATGATGTTTTTTGCCCCACTTTGCGTTATGATGTATGCTAAGCTTCCCGGATTGATCCCATAATGCAGATGAGCAAGGTGTCCCTTGCGAGAAATGGCTGATGATGGAAACAATTCAAATGAATGAATGTCGTCGTTTATCTTCGAAGGAGGAACATTCCAAGGCAGACCCAACCAGACGATCTCAGCGTCTGATGGAAGGTCGTCAATAATGTCACGCAAGCCATATATGTAATTGTTTGCTAAAACAATGTCATCTTGTAATATCACGGCAAACTCCAATCCTTCATTGACAACATGTTGCCACAACTGCATGTGACTCAAAAAGTTGCCCATTATGGCACGAGAGTTTTCAGACGAAATAAAGTCAGCATGTTTAAAAAGGTCAATCTCGGTAGGTGAGAAAGCATATTTAAAACCATCGACGGCCTCTTTTCTAAATATTGCATGTTGTGGAACACCAACCCTTAATAAGTTATTTACACAATGAATTTGCCTATCATTTCTGTGACTAAGGTTGATATAAAATGTTGCAACAGTGTCGGTTCTATTTGCGCCAAACAGACTTAACCATTCTAATGCACGTTTTGACCAAGTTTGTTGTCTTCCCCAAATTATGGAATCTTGAGTTGGATAAGTTGTCTCAGATATTTGTTTTAATAGGCTCACAACATTCCCCCAAAACTTTTCTGTGTAAACATCTCCATTTAACAAGATTCCCCTGTCCGCAATCATTTCTTGTAAAGCTGCCTTGGGAGTTGTGATGCATGTGCATCCACATGCTTGAGCTTCAAGCGCTGAAATGCAAAATGTTTCCTCGAAATCAGTCGGGTAGAACCAGAATTGAGACTGCAGCATGTGCTTTATAATTTTTGTGTTTGAAACAAAACCATGATACTTATAAAATGTCTCTGTGTACTTGTTTTGCAACTCTTGAGCACATGTTCGATATATGTGTAACTCACTATCCGGCAGCTGCTCTCGAATCTTAGGAAAGTGTATGAGCAAGTTTTCTAGTCCACGATCATGTGCCGACACCCAAATAAAACGATTGCGTACTCGTACCTCAATGTTGGTATTTTGCAACATCATTTTAACATGTTCGTCCTCTAAAGCATTTCCAATGATATGGAACTTTGCGATACTCTCGGAATCTTGAATACCATATGTCTTTATGATTTGTGCTTTATGCCATTCACTCAATACGATAACACTCGTGATGCGATGCAAAATATTGTGAACAAGGGGTTTTCCAATGTCCGGTAGATGATGCCCTTCAAGCCATGGCAAAATATACGTATCATGCAGCCAAAGATACGTCTTTCTCGCTATTTCACTTGAATAGTGCACAAAGAAGTTCAAATACCTCCAGACAATTAAAATATCAAATCGAGAATGCATTCCTTCCAAGTGACGGTGATGTATGTAATGTAGATTTCCAAAATCCATGTCTTCATATGTGTTAAGGGAAGTTATGTAAATATCATACGTCGTCGACAACTCATTGCTAAGGTGTAAAAGGGCAAGTTCGCTTCCATAAATGTTTTCTGCAAGTCGCTTGTTATGGTGATCAAACAACTGTGCATAACCCATAAAAAAACATAGTTTTGGTTTGGCCATCTTTGCATGTGAACAACACAATCTGCAGTTGCAACTAAACGCAATCAAAGCTAAATAAGCATCGTATCACTTATGTGCTATTTTGTTCCGCATTTATAGTAGTTACGACATAGTTATAGGCAAATGGGCATTGAACCACGAATTTGGGGGCCACATTTGTGGACGGCACTTCATTTGATATGTGAGGCGGCTCCTGCTCAACTAACAGCGGAGCAGCGAACGCATTATGCGGCCTTTTTTCAACACCTTGCACATGTGTTGCCGTGCGGTAAGTGCTCAACCCATTTACAAACAATTTTGTCGACATCACGTCCTCTTGGTGCATCAATCACTACACGTGAACGACTCATCGACTGGTGCATAGGTTTGCATAACGATGTGAATGCTGATCTCGGCGCCATGCCCATGGACGTAAAAGATGCTCGTATTCATTGGGCGGCTGTTGCTGCTGGGATTAAACCTGCGTTCGCTCATGTGTGCCAGCAGTGTGGCAACCACGTTGCCATACCTTTGGATAATGCATCGAGTGCTAAATGGGTATTCGGTTCAGGGGGTTTAATTATAGGTATCGTTGTAACCATCATAATCGTAGGTGTACTACGCAAGTAGTTCTGCATCCTAACCAAGTTTCTTTTTATCGTCCAACATTGTTCTTTGTGACTACAAAAATAAGTACATGTGACAAGTTCACAACCATCGTTTAAAAGGCGGCAAAACCGCCGCTCGTGAAGCCTTCGGGCATATCCTCCTCCTCCTCCTCAAAAGCCTCCTTAATCTCTTTCTTGTCGTGGTTAACGAACTTCTCCTTGGGGCCCATGGCATAGTTTACAAACTTCTCCTTGGGCTTTGTGTCATCGGCACCCTTTTGGGCAACCGAGGGCGGTGCCGCCGGGGCACTCTCGGGAGCAGCGACGCCCTTCAGCATGGGGGCAACCGCCTCACGCATCTTTTTTGCGGCATCCTCCATGGTCTCGAAGTACTCGGCCGTGGCAAGGTTGGCGGCATTGGCAGAGTAGCCCTCGACGTCAGCGATGATGGAGCGCGAAGTAGCGAAGCTCATGGTGGCAACCACCACAAGCATGATGCAATAGGCGATTAGGATAAGCGACACGATCCACGCATAGACATCGCACCACCACTTGGAGTGAATGCCAGTCTTGGCATCACGGAAGCCAGCGCCGGTGACAACACACGTGATTTGGAACAGGGTCAGCAGGATGGTGGGCAGAGATAGCAGCACCAACAAGAGGACCACAGCGATCTTCTGGGTGAATGCGATCTTCTCCTTGCCCGCAAGGATGTAGACGGAAACGAATGCGACCGTTAGTAGGATGAAGATACCGGCCAACTTGGATTGAGGGGCACCGACGAAAATGTCGCCTAGAGACATCATGATATCTAGCTTGTTTGGGCTTTGAGCTGTGTTCTATTCCCATCATAGATAAAAAAGATACTGGAGGCCAGCGACGTGCCGAGCAAAAATGGAATGCATGACCCCACATTTAAGGATCTAGTGTTTTGTTTACTACATGGTGAAGTGTTGCCAAGGCGTCCATCTCATTCACCTTGCTCTGTAAAAGATGGGGATCCCATATTATTTCTATGTGATCTGCAAGTCTCATGATGGCATCTTGCGATCCACTCCTCCACTGAACATATGCGAGTTGTACATGGACTTTAACGGTGCTGTGTACCAGGCCGTTCACAAGTTGACGGCGGCCGGCGTGCATGTGTCTGACGAGTCGGTGTGTGCCGAGACAATGGCCTACCTAAGCTGGCTTGTGGACACAGTCAAGCCAAGTTCCGAGGTTGGCGTTTGCCTTGATGGTGTGGCACCTCGGGCCAAGATGGTCCAACAACGCAAGCGGCGCTACATGGGCATGTTTGACAAGGCGAAGCGTGCGGCCATTCAAGTAAATGACGGTGAAAGTGAGGCTACGTGGGACACATGTGCCATATCGCCCGGAACGTCTTTCATGGCCACGTTGGCAACCACGTTGCGCACCTTCGTAAAAACAGTTCCATGGGCCGATAGGGCATGGGTGTCCCCGGCCGATGAGCCGGGCGAGGGCGAGCACAAGATCTTCAAGAGGCTCAGCAATTGGTATAACACACGGTCCCAAGACATGGGTGCAGCGACGATCATCTACGGTCTCGATGCGGACTTGATTATGTTGGCCCTCATGTCGCATCTGCCTGACATTTACTTGATGCGAGAGCCACAGCAAACACAGACGAAAGGGTCCCCCGATAGCCCCTTCCTCTATGTCGACATCACGGCCCTGCGCCGTGGCATCTTGTCGGACGTCCACACGCACTATGGCTGGCCCCTCGAGGCCGAAGCCCTGACGGATCCCTTTCATACCAGTGCCGACGTGTGGATCGAGACGTACATCGTGCTGTGCTTCTTGCTGGGCAACGACTTCATCCCGGCACTCCCGGCCATGACGTTCAAAGAGGCGGGCCTTGAGAGCATATTGCGTGCATATGGACGTGTTCTGGCATCGGCGGCCCCTGCTCCGCTAG